CCTTCAAGCCAACATAGTCAACTTGAGGCGCGCTCACTTGCGGCGTCACAGCGCCAGGGATGCCGATGTTCTCAACCCGGCCAGATTGGAGAAGCGGAAGGTCTGCCATTTGTGTGCCTTATCTGAATGGGTTGACCACGGTCTTGGCGAATTCGAGGCCACCTTGCAGCAGCGTGGCGTCTGCCAGAAGGCCACCAGAGCGGACGGCAAAATCTCCAGCCAAGCGCAGCTGTCTGGCTTGGGTCTCGGCTGCGTTCATGGTCAGATCGGCCTGCTCTTTGGCCGCCAGCATCATCGCTCCAGCGTCCTCAAAACCCAAAATGCGGGCCGTCAAAGCGTTCAGGTCAGTCACGCCCACGTCGCGGTATGTCGCCGCCACGTTGGCCGCCTGCACGCCAGCAGCAGAACCCTCGCCGACGACCACGCCATTGGCAGCAGCACGCGCACGCACAGCCGCATTGGTGCGTTCCATGTTGCGCAGCAGCGTGTTGCCAGCCATCTGGTAATTGCGGGCCTGCTGCTCAGCCTGCAGCAGCTTGCGGCCAACTTGAATGGACGCATACTTCTGGTCTTGGTCCGTGCGGATCTGGGCCAGGCGAAGCGTGTCGATGGCCTGCACCTCATACAGGCCTTGCTGATAAAAGGCCGCAGCCTGCTTTGCCGATGCCGAGGCGTCGGCCAGAGCCAAGTTGGCATAAGGCGCGGCGATGCCAACACCAGCTTGGACGGCACCAAAGATGTCGCCAGCTGTTTTCATTAAATCGGTTAGATCTGCCATCATGTACCCCCAGACACAGCGACCTTGTACTCAAGGCCCAGAAGCGTCATTTTTAGCGGCAGGCTTTGGCTGATCTCAATAGCCTGCTCGCGGCTGTAACCCAGCACGCCGTTGACGCGCTTAATACCCGTGAATTCTGGCACAGGTGCGTCCAGCAGCGGGTTGTCAAAACTTCGAAATGGCACCGGGTTGCTGTTGAGCTCCAGGTGTTGCGTGTCGTCCACAATCGCGTTGATCTCCACGATGCGCTTTTTGAATGCCGTGCGCGTGCCAGTTTGCAAACGGATCTCCACAGGCATGGTCTTGGCATACACAGTGAACGGCAAGCCGACCTCATACGATGTGGTGCTGGCCCGGTCAAAAGTCACCGAGCCGCCAGAGCTCACAGTCTCGTTTGACTGAGGCACGCCATCGGTGATGACATTGAGCGACTTGCCAATGTGCGGCAGGCTGCTGGCACCAGACGCTGCGCCACCAGTGAAGGCGCAGTCAGTGAATAAACCCTCGCGGAACAGCTCGACAAAATACCGGGCTGTGCCGTTGAATGTGCGCTTGACCACGACATAAATGTCGCTGACGTCCACCTGCACATCCAAGAAGGTGCCGTCTGTGGTGTACTCGGACGGAGCTGTGATCTGCTGTGATCGCATGACCGAGAACACAGCGATGCTGCCATCGGCGTCATTGGCCATCAGCAACAAGTCACCCTCGTCGGTGCTATTGGCTCGGCGCAGCGTCATGCGGGTTGGCGTCTTCAGCAAGTGTCCAGCCAGCAAAGAGATTCGCTGCGTCACATAGGTCGCCTGCGTGTCGCTGAACAGGAACTCATTGATCGACTTGCCCAAGCGCTGGATATACACAGAGCCAGACTCCAGCGCTTGAACACGGGTGCCTGGTTTTGTGCCATTGCGCGACACGGCCTTGAATGCCAGCGTCAAAGGCGTGATCGGGTCAGTGCCGCCCTGGGGCACAAAGAACTCGCCGCCCGTGGTGAACACTTGCAGGTCGCGGCCAGAGATCATGTCCACAATGACGTTCAGCGAGCTGGTGTCCAGCGTTGCCTCGACAGCGTCGTCGTCCAGCGACTCAACCGGCACGAAGTCATAAAAGATGTTGATCTTGCTGCCCCAGATTGTGGAGGGGCGCGACTTGCTGCCGCCAAAATACAGGCGACCCTCATGGAAGGTCACAGTGCGCGGCCATCCCTTGGATGAGCTCCAGACGTCCTCGTAACCGAACTCCAGCTCCCAGCGGCCAGCGGCCAGCGCGGAGGTGTTGAAAAACGGATACTCGGTAATCGCCTCAACCACAGTGTCTGACACATAGCGCACAATCCTAGCGCGGCCTTGTGGCTGTGCGTTGACGTACTGGTTGACAGATTCTGTCGTCCAGCTGGTGATGCTGTATGTGCTGCTGCTGTTTGGCGTTGTCGTCCAGGCGCGGTCCACCGTGGCCACCTTGGTCGAGCCAACATAATCAGTGATGATCCTGATCTGGCCAGCGCCGGTGCCGCCAGTGATGGTGATGTACAGCCCATTGAAGTAATCGTCAGTTGAACTCGACGAAGACTTGAGCGTGATGCTGGTGCTGGTGCCAGCCTGGGCCGTGCCCGTGTCATGCTTTGAGCTGGTGGTCGTCAGCGTGATGTTGCCACTGACAGCAGACGGCGTCAGTGTTTCAGAGTTGTTCACCACCGTGGACAGCGTGAAAGCGTGCTTTGGGATGCTGTCAAAAGTGATGGCGCTGATTGTCCAGCTCGCGTCGGTCGCACCGCGCACCAGGCGATGCGGCTGCAGGTTTTCCTGCACGACGATCATCGTGTCTGCACTCTGGGTCCAGACAATGCTCGACAGCATGGATGCCGTGATGCTGGTGGTCAGGTAGGCGTTGCCCGAGCCGTTGATGTTGGTGATCTGCACGCCGTCCTTGAAGACATACATGCGCTGATCGGTGAAACACAGCATGTAGCTGTCATCCACAGAGAACTCAAACGGCACCAGACGCACGCCATTCGCAGAAGCGCTTGGCAGCTCGGCCATGTATTTCAGACCGGGACGGCGACGGATGCCACCTTGCGGCTGCACCACCACGTTGGTGGCCTTGGCCAGCGCGTTGTTGTATTGGGCCAGGTCAATCCGAGCACGCAGCAAAGGGTCGAGCTCGCCAGTGCTGAAGCTCGTCTGGATGTCAATGAAGCGCGGCATGTCAGCCCCTCACAGCGATCAGGCTGTAGTCTTCAATCACTCGGGTCGGCTGACCCTGTCCGTCAATGTTCATGGCCGTTCGCATGTAACCGCCACGGCCATTTTCCGAGGCTGCCCCAACAGCAATGCCCTGCCAGTATGCGGCGCGGTCAGACTGTTCTGTGATCGGCAGCGCCAGATGCCAGGCCATCATGTACTTGAGCAGCTGCACAAAATACTTGGGCATCGCAAACTCAGGCGTCTGGAATTGGTAGTCAATGAACACGCTTGGCAAGTCAGTCAGCAGCTTGTCGCCCTGGATCTCCCAGTCTTTCTGGACTGGCGAGCCGGGGTTTGCGGTCTCATAAACAGTGCGGGGGCTTGCCAGACGGTCGCCTGGCAGGAGGTATTCGTAGCGCCACACGCTGGTCGGTGTTGTCACCAGGCGGGCCAGCTGGATTTTCTTGAGCGTAAAGCTCCAAGGGTATGTCGTCAGCGTGGAGTCACGCAGATCAGGATACAGACGGTCGCACACGCTGGACTCGTCGGTGCCATCGTTGAATGATGTGATCGACTTTGCCCCAAGCATCAGCAGGGCATCAGAGCAGATCGTGATTGCGGTATCGCCAGCAGCCATGTGAACCTCTCAATGTGAGAAGGGCCAGCCCCCGAATACTCAGTGGCTGGCCCGTTCCGTTGGACTTCGATTAATCGCCGTCCGTAGCGTCAACGGTTGTGCCGTTGGTCACGTCCACCACGGTGCCAGTGTTGGAGTTCACCCACACGATGCTCATCGCGGGAGTGCCACCAGAACTGGTGTAGCAGAAGATGACATCGCCAACACGCAAGATGGAGGCGATAGCGTTGAAATAGCCCGTGGTGTTCACGTCAGCGATGGCGTCAGCCGTGCTGTAAGTGTGCACCGAAGGAGCGTTACCGGCCTTAGAAGCGCCGTGTGTGTTGAAGCCGTCAGCAATAAAAGCCATTTTGACCTCCTATTAAGCCGCAGCCGCTGTGTCGCGGGCTGTGATTTTGACGATACCCTCGGAGTCGATGGCCACAGCACCGGCGGAGAACAGGGCGTTAACAAGCCAGCTGGTCTTTTCGGCAATGTAGTTGATCTCTGTGCGAGGTGCAATGCCTTCAGCGTAGCCAATGGCGTCGCGGTGGAAGGCAAACAGAGTGCGGTCGCTGGAACCGTCGATGGGCAAGCCACCTTCGGAACGGTCACCCAACACATGGAATGTGAAGCCCATGAACTGGTTGATCTCGCCTTGGACCAAAGCCTTGACGCTGTTGAAATCCGAGCTGGTCACCGAGGTTTGCTCCAACATCGAAGCCAAAGAGTTGGCGTGAATGATGATGTTGCGGCCTTCGGAGGGCACGTTTTTCTGGTTCAAGATCTTGGCAGCTTCGCGCAGCTTGGCAATGTTCATGTTGGTGTTAGAACCGCCGATGCTGTTGGCCACAGTGCCAGTGCCGGATGCAGCGTTCAGTGCGTCGAGGATCAGCTGATCCTGGCGGCGACCGATGGCAGCACCAACCACTTGCACAAGCTCAGAGCGCTCGTCGAAGTTGACTTTCTGCTGGCTGAAAATGTCGCTGTATTCAGCGGCGTTCCAGTCTGACAGAGTGCAGGAGACGTTGGAGAAACCCACGTTCATGGGTGTCACGTCGGTTTGAGTGACGCGAGCAGTGGCAACACCACGGCCCACTTTGGGGAAGCGAACGGAAGAACCTTCGACACCACGACGCTGACGAACAGCACCCACCAGCATTGCTTTGCCCTGGTAAGCCTGTTTGACCTCTGCGTCGAAGAGCGTGACAAAGGCGTTTGACAGAGAAACAGCCATTTGATTTACCTCATCGGATTAGTTGAACAGAGTTTATCGCATCGGTATGCCTGTTCCCAGGGCCATTGCTTGCTGATAACGTCAGCCACTCGTCAGCATCTCGCTGCGGTCAGGGCCGGTTGCCCGGTAGTCCTTGTGGTAATTGTAGGACAGTTTGCACAAAACGCAAACGCAGCACTTGACAAGCGAAAAAAACCCCGGCACAAGGCCGGGGCGAGGTGGCAACCGCTTTCGCGGGTTCCTTGGAGAATCAGCCAGCGAACTGCTGGAACATGCGTTCAACCTTTTGGCGATAGGCGGCGTCTGTCTTGTACTTCGGATCGCCCACCATGGCATAAAGCTCCTCTTTGCTGGGGGCTCCCTCAATGGGTGCTGCCTCAAGTGGGATGCGGCCCTCATACGCTTCGCGCATTTTCATGAGCGCCATCATGCCCTTGGCCGTGCCGCCCATGATTTTGAACTCCTCAAAGTCATCAGCGCCCCAGACACCTTTATTGACCAGGCCACGGGCCCAGCCGACCATGCCGTTGACAATGGCGTTGGCGTTCGGCCCCAAGACCTTGAGCTCGGCCTGGGTGTCAATGGTCGGCTCAGCGATACTCTCACCGAGCTTGTTGACCTCGCCAGCGAGCTCGTCAAAGGCGGCCTGAGAGATACCCCACTTCTGAGCCCAGCCGACATAACTCTTGGCCAGGGGGTCTTGCTCAATGTCACCAGCCCATGCGATGGTGCTTGTGTCGTACTTGCCGCCCTCTGGCGCTTTGTGCTTGCCAGTGCTGACCAGCTTTCGCATGTCAGACCAGCTCTTGGCCATGGCCTCATAGTTGGCCTCACCCTTGTCGCCGTTCCAGAAGTTCTCTGGCAGCCACTCAGGCCGATCAATCGGAGCGCCAGGGTTTTGCCCAGGCTTGACGCCGGGGTCGTCCGATCTGTGATCAATCTCCGCTTTCTGCGGATCTGCTTGGGTTTGTGCGTTTGGGTCTTCAACGTTCACGCTGTCCAGTAAGCCGGAGCCTCCGGGCTGGTCATTGGTGTCGATGGTCATAGTTTCCTTGCTTGGTTAATCCGCGCCTCAATATCCCGGACCACGTTTCTGCACCCTTCGGCGAAGAAAGCATGGGACGGATCTGCGCCCGGCACGGCAATGGGCACATCCACATACATCTGACGCAGCCAGGAAAGCAAGGCCTGGCCATCCTCAGACCCGAAGACACGCAGGCAAAGCCTGGCCATGTCCTCGCGTTTTTGCTCTACAGCCCTGATGTCGGGCGTCTGGCCAATCTGCTCAAGATCTTCCCAGCTCATGCTGCAGCCCCCTCAGGGGCGGCACCGGCGGCCTGTGCCTGCATCATTGCAGCTTGCTGCATTGCGGCTTGCTGTTGCTGCTGCTCAAGCATGAATGCTCGCTCGGCAGCGCTGTTGCGCAGCGCGGCTGGCACACCCAGCTTGTCGCCAAGATAGTCGATCATGTCGCCGAACTTGATGGCCACCGTGCCCTCGGCACCCATGCCTTGAGCGATCTGCGCAAACTGCAGCGCGCTGTTGACCTCGTCCATGGCCTGAGCGTTGGCCAGCGGGCTGGTCGGGCTGACTTTGACTTCCAATCCGTTGACACGCAGCGGCAAGTCAATCATGCCGCGCTCGTCCATGACCTCCAAAATCTTGGTCACCACAGGGATCATGGTCTCGTTGATCAAGCGACCGAAGGCCGAGCCCAAGTTCTGCGACAGCTCTTTCATACGCTCCACGATCTCGGTGGCCGAACGGGCGCTCATGTTCTCTGGCGGCAGCGATTCGTCGAGCAAAATGCGCTTGACGTTTTGCACCAGGTCGTTGATGACCAGCTGGGTGACGTTGAAGTCGCCAGAGCGTGGCAGCGCTTGCAGGCTCGGGCCTTGCGGGCCACCGTTGCGGGCCACGGGGATGATGCCACCTGGCACGATCTTGACCGTGTTCGGGTTGAGCACCCCGTCGTCTGCAGCGGTATATACCCCAGCCACGGCCAGTGATGCGTTCTTGAGCAGCAACTCCTTGGTCTTGTTCAACGTCTTGATGTCTGGCAGCGCAGTCATCAGCGGGCCGCGACCGTAGATCTCACCGGCCACCTTCATGTAGCGCGAAATCACCCATGGGCTGGTCTTCATGCGGCGATAAACCACCTCGGCCTTGCTGCTCTTTTCGATGACGTGATAGCAGTAGTCACCACGCTTGGCGTCAAAGATTGTGGCTTCCAGCAGCTCAATGTCATCGGTCGGCTTGTCAGCGATGCGGCGAGCCAACTCCTCTGGGATGTTGGCGTCTGGCCACTGGCGCTGAATGCTCTCGCCCTTCATGCGCATGCGGCGATAGACGTTGTCCACCTGGCCGTTTGCGCCCTCCTCATAGCTCACCAAGAACAGCGGCACGGGGATAAAGTTGATCGGCGACACATCATCGCCAGGCTGCACCATCATGCAAGACGTGCCCACAGCCAAGTCCAGCAAGAACTCACCCATGGCGATGTCAAAGTTGGACTGACGCAGCAGGGCAAACATCTTCTCGCTGTACACATCCAGGATGGCCTGGGCTTGTGGCTTACGATCAAAGGGGATGTCCTGGCCAGGCTCAAGACGGCACCACTTGCGCTGTGGCGGGAATACCACAGACTGCAGACGGTTGGCAAAGCGCTGCGTGCTGTTGATCGCGGTCGAGTCAAACACACGCTGCATCTTTTTGCTGCCCGTGCTGTTGCCCTCCCAGATGCCATACAGCTGGCGCTGGGGCAGGGCAAACTCATAGGCGTCCTGATACAGCTGCTGGAACTCATCCTTTTTGGTTTGAGCGGCAGCCTGGCGCTTGATGATTTGATCGGGGTTCAGACGCATAGCGCCTGGTGCATCTTTTTGGTATGCCATGGTTCAGTCTTTCTCTAGCTTGTACTTTTCCAGCAAGTTGCGGCCCTTCGCGGCCAAGCGCGCTGCGGCTCCAGCCGTGCGCGGAACGGGCTCGCCCCAGGCATTCGCGGCCTTGGCCAGCCGTGTCGGATCTCCGTCTTTGTCCACCAGCGGGCCACTCGGGTTTGTATAGAAGCGAGTCAAAAAAGACCCCTTGCGACGGGCGCGCTCGCCAGTCGGTGCGCTGTCCTTGACGCCTGGCTGCAGGTTCTTGCTCTCACCAGAGCGCTCGAACTTGCGCCGACCCGCCTCGGTCAGACCGCCATCGGGGTCTTCATACTTGCTCACTTCTTTTCCCTCGCGGCGTTCATGTTGTCCACCAGGTTTGGATAAGGGCGGCCAGCTTTCTTGGCCCTGCGCATGGCGTTGGCCTTCTCAGCCGAGGAGAGCTCCTTCGGTTTGCCCAACTCTTTGGGGCGCGGCTTGTCCCATACCTCTTTCATCAGTCAGCCTCCTGGAGCAAATACGCAGCCAGCATGGTGCGCTCAGCCCTGCTCAGAACAGAATTGCTTTTGAGCTTCTTGGCCATCGCAGCGATCTGCTCTGGCGTCAGCTCTTCGCCCATTTCCTCGGGCATGTCCTTCTCGTCCTTGCCCTCTTTCTCAATCTTGATCTCGATTTTCATATCAGCCTTTCATGCCATAACCGTCAAGCATGCCGCCCTTGCTCTTGCGCGCACGGCGCTGCTCAGACAGCCCGATGGCGATGGCTTGCTTGCGACTGGTGACCTTGTCGCCGCTGGAGCTCTTGAGCGTGCCAGCCTTGTACTCACTCATCACCTTCTCAACTTTGTCTGTCTTCATCATCCGACTCCTAATGTTTGGTCAGCACCCAATGGCGAGGCCATGCCCATTGCGCTCTCACCACCGAGCTTGGGCGCAGCTGTACCGCCAGCCATCAGCGCGTTGATGATGTTGTCCCTTGAGGCTACACCACGGCGCGATCTGCGACGGCCAGCAACCCTTTCGGCAGCTTCCCGCTGCACGCCCTCTGTCTCGCCCCTGATCCGCTCAGCGTTTGCCTCAAACTGCGCCTGCGATTCAGCTCTTTGCCTGGCCAGATCTTTTTGCTGCTCCTCAACTTGAGCGGCCAATGCCTTAGCCTGCTCTTGCGCCTGTGTTTGTGTCTGCTCAAACGCCGCTCTTTGCGATTCAATCGACTCCTGTTCTTTGGCGAACATGGCCTCAATCTCCTCCTTGGCAGCTTTGAATTGGTCTGTCGCCGTTGTTTTGGTCGTGTCAAACTGCGACTGGAAATCACGCTCCAGTCGCTCTTGCTCTTTTAAAAAGTCGTCGATCTCAGTCTGCGCCACGCCAGCGCTGCGCATCTGATTGACGACAGCGGTGAAGTCATAAGCCATTTATGCCCCCAGCATTGTTTTGGGAGTGGTCTGCCCATTGGTGGCTAAGCCAGCCAAGCCAACCTCAGGGTTGATCCGTGCAGACGACAGCAAGGCGCGGCGACCACTGCGGCGACGGGCCGTCATTTGCGAAGACTCACGCTCGGCAACCTTGCGGCGCTCGGCTTCCAAAGCAGCGGCCTGATCGGCGGCAGCTTTTTCCATGGCTGCCTTTTGCTCAGAATACTGCTGCTGCTGCTGGCTGAGCTGAACCTGCGCCAGATCAGCCGCTTGGCGCTGCTGCTCGGTCAGGTTTTCCATGAGTGTCTTTTGCTCTTCCGCCGATAGCTTAATTTGCTCTAGTCGCTCCGCAGCATCAGCTTTTTGCTGATCAACCAGTTGCTGGTTTTGTTTGGACTGCTCTTCAAAGGCGGCTTTCTGCTGGTCCCGAGTGGCGGCAGCGTCAGCGGCGGCTTGTTCGCGTGCTTTGGTCGCCTGGCCAATAGCTTCTGTCCGCGCTAGTTCGGCCTGTTTAATGGCCTCGTCCCGCGCCAGCTGGGCTTGGGTCTTGGCCTCGGCAGCGGCAGCTTTTTGCTCTTTCGCAACACTGAGTGCAGCGCGAGTTGTATCAACACCAGCGCCAATTTTGGCACCCTGAACAGCACCAGCAGGGCCGCCAACAAGGAAGCCAACAGTGCCGCCGACAATGGTTCCAGCAAGTTTCTTTACCGTTTTGCCCATCACACCCTCACAAATAAAAAATGGTCGCTTTGGTCGTCGCCGTATTTGCGCATCAGCGCTTCCACAGTGAACCCAAGAGCAAATGCCCACCGCACGGCCTCATTTGAGGCCGAGTGTACGATCATCTGAACACGGTGCAAATTATGCGATTTCATTGTGATAGCGATGGCCTGACGCACTGATCTTGTCAGCAGCAGCGGGTGTTTTTTGGCCAGCTCTTGGTTGATCACAGACCAGGCCTCGCCCACATGCTGAGAGATCAGGGCGATGCCGCACAGACAGAGCACCTGGTCGCCCACCATAAGCACTGGCGATGGGCCAGCCATGGCCTGCTCGGTCAGTTCGATAGCGTCAGCGCCAGCCAGGCCAGGGTGGAAGTTGACCCATCGCACCCCCGCAGGCAGGCTCATGCTGGCATTGAGGTGATCGGCGTTCATCCGAAAATATCAAAGTCAGTTTTGGCGATGGCCAGCCTGGGGGCGCTGCCACCGAGCTGCTGCGTGCGGGTCATGCGGTTGTATTCCCCACCGCCCAGCATCAGGTAGCCAAAAGAGTCGCCAATGTGCGAGTGCTCGTTTTTGTTTGGCGCATCGCGGAAGCGTTCTTGCCCCGCGCCGACCGCAACTCGCTTAAAATGGTAGCCGCCGCCCAGGGCTTTGCGGAGGAGCTTGCATTCTCTGTTGACAATGAGTCCGGGTTTACCCTGAATCAGCCTTTGCATGGGGGCGGCACTGGCTTCCCGGCGCACTTTGAAGTCGTTTGACGCTGTTGGCTGCGCCCGCAGGCCCAATGTGCGCAGGAAATCAAACGAAGTTACCTCATAAATGGCGTCCCTGGCCATACCAGCCGGGTCACCCCACAGCAAAACCTGGTGGTTTGGGTATCTGGCATTGAGCTCGGTCAGCAGCTGCAGGCCAAAACGCTCCAGGCCCATGTCAAACGTCACGATTTCCTGGTGAATCACCCACTGGCCGCTGGGCAGGCGCTGGCCAATGGTCGCCGCAGGGGTCAAACCGAAGTCAAGCCCGATCTGAATGGGCACCGTCGGGTCCACAGTAGTGTCGCCAGACATGGTGCTGTCGTCATACTCCGGCCAAACGGGTCTGCCCTCTTGCACATAGGTGTACTCGCCACCGGCATAGCAGCGAATCCAGTCCAGCGTCTTGCCAAGCAGCATCTGCGGGTAATACCCGGCGGGCAAGTTGCCCAGGTTCTCGGCCTTGGGGTTCACTTTCCACCACTTGCCAGCGCTGTAAATGTGGTCCTGGGCCTCGGGGAACTCGGGCAGGTCTTCAGGGTCAACCGGCACCACGCCGCCAGGCTGCTTCCAGAACTTCCAGGCATACGGCCCGGTCATCTTTTCCTTCTCGGCCATGCGATGCCACCAGTGGTCGTCATCCATGGGGTTGGTGTCCATGATGATGCCGTGCCATGTGGCCCCGCCATCACGCTTTGTCGGGTATCGGCCCACCCGGTGGGTCAGCCCGTCAATCACGGCCTTTGGCAGTTCACGCGCTTCGTTGACCCAGGCACCCGTCAGCTCAAGCGACAGCAGCTTTCTGACGTCTTTGGGCTGGTCAAGGGCCAGGAAGATGACCTCGCAGTCAATGCCAGCAGCGCCATCGCGGGCGGGCAGACGGATGTGGTGCGTGATCGGCGGCGTCCACAGCATCGGGCCGAACGTGGACTCGGGAAACAGGTCCAGCCAGGTCTTGATGGTCGTGGTCTTGAGCATCGGATAGCTGTTTCGCACAATCGCCCAGCGGCTGTATTTAATGCCGTCAATGGGCGATGGCTTTTGCTCCACCGCTTTCTTGAAGATCTTGGCCGCGCAAGCGTAAGACTTACCCGACCCCACCGGCCCCATCATCCCCTGCACAAAAGCATTGGACTGGAAGAAGTCATAAACCACCGGGCTGGTGCTGAAGTTCAGATTAAGTCCACCAGCAGGCAGCGTTTTCTGGCTTTGTTCTTTGGTCTTGGCCATCAGATAACTCCGTTCTGTCTCACATACTCCAGAGCCTTCCACCAGCCGAAGGCATAAGCACGCTTCTCGGCCTCTGTCTCGCACTCAGGTGGTGCCGCATGAATGCAACCAGGATGGTGGTTTGTCCACACACAGTTGTTGTCGCAGAACTTTTCCTGCTTCTCAGTGTCATCAATGCTCATTCGTTGTCCTTAACCCGCACAGACCCTTCAGGAGCCTGCACAGTGATGCCAATAACGCTGGGCTTGTCTGACTCGTCAGGGCTGTCCAGCAAACCACTGGCCTTGGCCAAGATCCGCAGCACACCCACCTTGTCATACAGCTCAACTTCCAGCGTGCTGTTGCCATCGCGGTCAACCTTGACCTTGATGTTCTTGATCGCCATCAGCGCATGCTCTGGGATCTGGTGCGATGGCTTGACCCTCACGTTGCCAGCCTCATCCCAGGTCATGATGTCCGTGATCTTCGTGTTGGCCATGCACAGCAGCGCATAAGCCACAGCCTCCCGGTTGCCAGCCAGGGTGGCCGATCTCTCCAGACGCCGCTCAATCGAGCGCGTCCCACCCCAGCCAGCCACGCTGGGGATCTGGGTGGGCTGTTTGGTGCGTGCCATCAGAACGGAATATCCGAGTCATTGTCAGCAACATAAGCATTGCCCTTGGCCGCATTGTGCGCATCCAATGGCTTGGCAGCACCACCCGGATTGCACAGGTCACCAATCTGCAGCGACACCCAGGTCTCCCCAGCCTGCGTCTTCTTCGTCCACGCCGACAGCCACCGTTCCTCACCGTTGGGCAGCATCACCCGGCCTTTGAGGCTCGGGTGCTTGTCAGTCGTCTTCTTGTCGTTCTTGAACAGCGATCCGCTGCCAGGTCTCATCTCGTATGCCATAAAAATCCTTTCGTTTGGCAAGTTTACAAATCTGTGGAAAAAGTGGGGAAAAATTGGGAGGGACCCCCACTAACGCTACGGTAGGGGGGAGGGGGAAAGGGTGGTCGCGCGTCACAGCGCAGGCGTGCGGAGGCGATTACGCAGGCGTTGACGCGCGCGTTGTGGTGACCTCGGCTCCTGGGAGACACGTCGCTGACCCCCCTGGCTGCGCACACGGATGGCACCCTGTACAAAGCCCATACGTTCGTTTGGGTTTGAGACAAAGCTGACAGAAGGCCGCAGGAGCGCTTAACGCAGTGTGTGGCTACCCTCGGCTCAACCTTGTGGTGATCGTGGCTTGTAGGCCCGATTAGAGGCCTTGCTGAGGCTTTGCTCATCGCGTGTCCCGGTGCAGTTGCAGGATGCTGTCAGCCAGCACCTTGCTGGTCGGGTTCAGACCCTCGGCTGCGAACAGCGGCAGCAGTGTGGCCAGCGCGTCCTCAACCTGCTCGGGCGTCATGCGACTGTCAATCAAAAAGTCGAAGTCAGAAACATCGAGGTTGTTCAAAACTGTATTTAATTTATTAACCTTGTCTAAACCTATACCTATACTCTCCTTAACTATATGTTCTTTGGGAGTTCCTACAACCTCAGAGGTTGTGAGTGAGGTTGTTAATGGAGAGGCTATAGGTTGTGAATGTAGAGGCTTCTCATGTACAACCTTAGAGGTTGTTAATGTGCTTGCCTTGTCCACAGTCTTTTCCACAGATGTGGAGCGCTTGGCTTTGGCCTTGGCCATGGCTTCCTTGACCTCACGGACTGCTCTGGTGTCGCCTTTTGCTGGCATCGAATACTCCTTCTTTGGTGGTTGTTTGAGCGCCTGGCTGATGAGCTTGGCGATCTTGGCTTGACCCTCACGGTCAATCTGTTCAGACGCCTGGCGCTCTTGTTCCTCACGGATGGCTGGCGGTCTGGTGTCTTCTTTGTTGCTGGTCATGGCGATGGCGTCCTCTGCTGAGATGTTGGGATCGAAGACAACGCGCAGGGTGTTGCCTCGGATGCCTCTGAAGCCCTTGCTGATGATCTGGACGTAGCCGGTCTTCTGGAGCTTCAGAAGCTGCTTGCCGATGGCTTGCTGGCTCACGCCCATGTCCTTGGCGAGCTTGGTCTGGCCAACCCATGTCAAACCCGCCCGGTTGCAGTAGCTGCACAGAATGGCCAGCGTTCTGAACATGCCGTCTGTCAGTGTCCGGTCGCTGATGGCGCGAATGGGCAGCACGGCCACCTTGCGCTGGTCTGGCGGCGCGTCCTTCTCTTTGATGCGCGGCTTCTTGGGCAGCGCGAATGGCACGATGTTGTCAGGCACAGCGCTCATGCTTGACCACCTGTCTCATGTACTGCCGCACGCGCTGCTCGGCTCCCTGGCCATAGCGCTTGTCCATCGTGGCCAGGTGCCTGTCCACCAGAGCCTTGTCCTTCAAGACCTCCCAAGTGGTCAGCAGCTCGCGTGCGTGCCCCATCAGGATGATGGTTCTGTCTGGCTCGAGTGGCCCTGTGTGCTTTGGTCTGTCTGGTTTCCATGGTCGCTTCATTTTCCAGCCTCGCGCTTGGCCTGCAGCTGCAGCTGTTTGGCCAGCACTTTGCGACCGAGCGCAGTCACTACGCTGCCGGCGTCAACCAAGCCACGGCGGCGCAGCGACCAGTACGTCGTCCAGCTGCCATTTACCTTGTTGTTCAGCTTGAACTTCCAGCCCATGGCGAAGTGCTTGAGCATGAATACCTGGTGATCTGACAGGCTCATTGCTTGGCCTCCCGCCTCATTTGCCGCTGCATCCACCTGTATTGGGTCCATGTTGTGACCTCGCAGTCCATGTGCCACAGCTGCTCGCCCGTGACCGCCTTCTGCCTGGTTCTGGCCTTGCGCATGGCTTTCATGTAGATCTGCCTGACGCGCTCTTTGGTAACGCCAAGCTCTTTCCCGACCTCTTCCTGGGTAGCACCGTCCATCACGAGCATTTGCACCACCAACTCCTCGCGGTCGGTGAAACAAAACGCTTCCAGCAGCTTGATGACCAGCTCGCGCTGCTCGACCTGCTCCATGTCGGACTGCAGCTCAAATGACCAACGGTGGCGTGGCAACTCTGGCAGCTCATCGTCGCGGGTGTACCAAATGCGCTTGACCTCGCTGGGCAGCTGCGCGGTCATCAGCTTGCCGTAGTAGGGCGATGCAAAGCCGGTCATGCGATTACCCTCACTT